AACTGAAACTGTAACTGTTGGCGCTGGAGCAACTGGCGGCGCGGCTCAAACTGCCGATGACACTAACGGCAATAATTCGACTGGTGGTGGCAACTCATCTTTTGGCTCTTGGGGATTAGCAAGGGTTGGCGGAAATGGAAGTGGCGGCTCTACTACTGGAGGTACCAACGGGACTGGTGGTGGTGGTGGTACGGATGGTATAACAACAGCTAACACAAGCTACGCAAGTTCAGGCGGCTCTGGTGGATCAAATACGGCCAGTGGCGGTGGTCGGGGCGGATACAGAGGCGGTGGTGGCGGCGGTGCAAATGGTTTTGTAGCTGCCTCTACAACGGCAGTTATTGGATTAACTGGCGGCAAAGGTGGGTCAGCTTTTGAAAATAGTATCGCATCTACAAGCGGAGGAGGCACTGGCGGCGCTGCTAACGGCAATGGCGGTAACGGCAATAACGCAACCACATACTTTGTAGGTGGTGACGGCGGCGGTGGTGGTGGTTCAAGCACAACCACAGCAGGCGCTGGCGGCAATGGTGGCTATCCCGGCGGCGGTGGTGGTGGGGGCGGCGCAGGTCACGGCGTCAACTCTGGCGCTGGCGGCAATGGCGGCAACGGTTATGTTCGCGTAGTCACATTCTTCTAATCATGCCGAAGCAATTCCTTCTCAACCCTGATGGCAGCATTCCTGCCAACATCAATCTTCAGGCTTTGCAAGAGGCTGGAATCCCGCTTGTCTTGCCTACGCCTATGCCCAGGACACCGGGCATGATTGCTGTTGAGCAAGAGCCTCAACTGATTGATGGTGTATGGCGACAGATGTGGCTTGAGGAGCAAGCGCCAGAAATTACTGGAGAAGAGTAATGGAAATTGGCGAAATTGATCCAGTCAGGTATGGCGTTCTATGGGAGCGCGTACAAGCTATGGATAAAAAAGTAGATAAGATGGAGCGCCAGATTGAGGAGCTTTTAGCTTTGGCTAATAAAGGCAAAGGTGGCTTCTGGATGGGTATGACCATTGCCTCCTCTGTTGGCGCTGCCGTAGCATGGCTTGGAAATCATTTTAGGGGAGGCTGACGTGATAGATCCCATCACCGCCCTATCTGCCATATCGTCTGCTGTTGCCCTTGTAAAAAAGGTGTCGAAGACAGTGGACGATGTTGCGTCCCTTGGGCCGGTGCTGGGCAAGTACTTTGACGCTAAGGAGCAGGCTATCGAGGTGGTCAAGCAGGCCAAGGCTGGCGGCTTCAAGGGATCATCACTGGGCAAAGCGCTTGAGTTAGAGATGGCGCTGGAGTCGGCAAGGGAGTTTGAAGAGCAGATCAAGATGCTTTTCTTCCAGAGCAACAAGATGGACGTCTGGGCGCGGATTACAGCCCGTGCCAAACAAATGGAAATTGACGCCGCGCATGATGCAAGGCGCAAGAAGGAAGCGGCCAAGAGGCGGCAAGCCGAAATTGAAGAGTTGATGATACTGGTTGGCGGCGGCGCTGTTGCGCTTGTATCAATTGGCATGATTGTGTGGGTGGTCATGCAATTGATCTCGGGGCAGATGAAATGAGTGAAAAGCCCGAGACAATCGTTGACAAAGTTCTCGGGTACGTTGACTCGCCGTTCAAGCTGTTTGCTGTGATCCTGATGGCAGTCTTTGCTTTTGCTGGTTTTGCTCTGTATGAAAGCCAGGACTTCATTCGTGACGCCTACAAAGAATCACAAAAGCTGCCAGAGATACGAACAGACAGAGCCGACGATGCTGCGACGATGCTTTTTAAACAGACCGGCGCCACGGTGGTGGCGATCTTTAAGGTCAACCCGCTGTTTAACTCTCGCACGCTGTACAAAGCCTATACCAAAGACGGGCGTGACAAGACCATTGAGAACATAGACGTCGGTCTATTTACCCACAACGCCTCGAACAATGCCGATGTGGTCAAGTTGATGACCAACGAGATCCCGTGCGGTGAATACCGTTACGCGCAGTCTGAAGTTGGACTTTGGTATCTGGAAAAAGGCGTGACTTACACTTGCCGCGTCAGTGTGCCGCCCGATTCGCATCGATTTGTTGGGCAAGTTACGGCGGGTTGGATGGAACAGCCTAAAAACCTTGAGCAGACCAAGTTCATGCTGGAGATCGCCAGCGCCATGCTCACAAAAAGAGGGAACTGATGACCCCAGAACTGCAAAAATACTACGAAGACCGTTTTGATCTCTTCATTCATCCTGGCTGGATTGCCATGATGGAGGATGTTGACAACATGCTCGCCGCAATGAACAATGTCTCTACCATTGCGGACGAAAAAAGTCTACAATTTCGTAAAGGCGAGATTTCCATCCTGATCTGGCTAAAAACCTTGAAAAAGGTCAGCGAAGATGCGTATGAGGATCTGACAAGTGAAAAGAATTTATGAATTTGCCTGCGTATGCGGGCATCGCACTGAGGCTTTAGTCGGTTATGAGACGACTGAGGTGCAGTGTGGATGCGGCGGTACAGCCAGCCGCGTCATAAGCGCACCCAAATTTAACTTGGAAGGCTGGTCTGGCTCTTTTCCATCTGCCCACGGGCGGTTTGAGCACAGACACGTTGAGAAGTTGAATGCGGAGCGCAAAGCCAACTCATAAGCCACAGGGCCGAGTTGAATCTCCTACAACCGTTTTGGCAGGAACCTAACATGTTGATTGATCAAGAACCCGAGCCGCTAAGTGAAATTGAGGCAGTAGAGTCGAAGCCACAACTCCCTGAAAAATATCGGGATAAAAGTTTGGACGACATTATTCGGATGCACCAAGAAGCTGAAAAGCTGATTGGCAAGCAGGCCCAAGAAGTGGGTGAAGTCCGAAAACTTGCAGATGAACTTATCAAGCAAAACCTCGGTTCAAGACAATTAACTGAAAAGCAAGAGGATCCTGAAGTAGATTTTTTTGAGAATCCACAGAAGGCAGTTCAGGCAACCATAGATAAGCATCCAGACGTTCTCGCTGCGCGTCAAGCCAGCATGGACTTCAAGCGGATGCAGGTTCAGCAAAAGCTGTCGCAGGAGCACCCCGACTTTACACAGGTCGTGGGTGATTCAGAGTTCCAGAACTGGGTGAAATCTTCATCCGTGCGTCTGGCGCTTTACGCGAAAGCAGATGCTGAGTTTGACTATGACTCTGCCAATGAACTGTTGTCCACTTTTAAGCAATTGCGCGGTGTTAAAGCCCAGCAGGCAGAGCGAACAAGCGACGCCACACGGGTCAAGAACATGAAAGCGGCGCAAGTTGATGTAGGTGGCTCTGGCGAGAGTTCCAAAAGAGTCTACCGGCGGGCTGACCTCATTCGGCTGAAAATGACAGATCCAGCAAGGTACGAGAGTCTCAGTGATGAGATCATGCAAGCGTATTCTGAAGGACGAGTCCGGTAATAACTTTTTTCTGGAGATTTAACATGGCAAACACCGCCTTTTCCCCTACCAATTCGGTAACCACCACCTCTGCGGCCAATTTCATCCCCGAAATTTGGAGTGATGAGATTGTTGCTGCCTATAAGAAGAACCTCGTCCTGGCCAATGTGGTCAAGAAAATGTCCTTCCGTGGCAAAAAGGGTGATACCGTTAACATCCCGTCGCCTGCCCGTGGCAACGCTTCGGCCAAAGCTGCTACTGATGCCGTTACTCTGATTGCAGAGAGCGACACCAACATTCAGGTGCTGATCAACAAGCACTATGAGTACAGCCGCTTGATCGAGGACATTGTTGAGGTACAAGCCCTGACGAGCCTGCGTTCTTTCTACACGGAAGATGCTGGTTACGCTTTGGCAAAGCGCATCGATACTGACCTGGTTCAGCTTGGACGCGCTTTCAACGGCGCCACCATTGGTACCAACGACTATGCCACCAGTGCTGCAAGCACTAAGGCATATATTGGCTCTGATGGCACCACCGCCTACAACAGCAGCACCTCGAACGCTGCGGCACTGACTGATGCGGCTATCCGTCGCACCATCCAGCGTCTGGATGACAACGACATCCCTATGGATGGCCGTTTCTTCCTGATCCCGCCTTCGAGCCGCAACACCCTGATGGGTCTGGCCCGCTATACCGAGCAAGCATTCGTTGGCAACGGCGATGCTATCCGCAACGGTGAAATCGGTCAGTTGTACGGTATCGCTGTGTTCGCTTCGTCCAATGCCGACACCGGCGCTGGTAACAGCGGCGCAGACCGTATCTGCCTGATGGGTCATCGTGACTCGATGGTCCTGGTTGAGCAGCTTGGCATTCGCTCGCAGACTCAGTACAAGCAAGAGTACCTGGGCACCTTGTTCACCGCAGACACGATCTACGGTGTGAAGGCTCTGCGTACCAATGCTACTGGTACTGCTGCTGACGCCTCCGCTGCTTTCGCCCTGGCTGTTCCGGCCTAATTGCAGTTGCCCCTCCCCCTCCGGGGGGAGGGTCTTTTTTATAGGAGATCAAAATGGCTGCTGCTACCGCTGTTGTTTCCCGCCGGGGAAATGACCAATTCCGGGGCTTGTTCTCGGATACTTGGGATGTGTCTTGTACTCTTGATGCTGGCGCTGTAGGCGCTGGCGCTACGGATACGGATACGGTTACTGTTCCAGGTGTTGCGCTGGGCGATATGGTTATCGGTTTTTCTCATGGTGTTAGCGAGGCTGGTCTGGTAAAACGGGCCTATGTCTCTGCTGCTAACACAGTGACTATCGTTACCTATAACCCAACTGCTGGATCTGTGAATCTGTCATCTACCACGCTCCATCTTACGATTGGTCGTTCGGTGTAAAAAGACGGGGGGCCACAAGCCCCCTGTTTTTCATGGAGATCTTAAATGGCCACTTTTCGTTGTTTGGCAAGCGGTCAAACTGTGACCTTTACTTACACTCACGATATTGAGTCCATGAAGGGTCACTCTGGCTATGTTCGTATTGACGAACCAGAGCAAAAGGAAGAGCATCGAGCGTTGCCCATGACTCCTCCTGTGAAGAAATTGGGTCGTCCACCCAAAGTAAAGGCTAAAGCAAATGCCTAAAGGAATGTTTTCTGGAGCCGTGTGTCCCATTGCGACACAGGACGTCCACATCAATCTCAAGAACCGTAATCATGCTTTCAAAGAATATGGTTATGGGCCTCCAAATCCAGACGAGCCAAACGATGCATTTTGGATGAAGAAGGCTAAGATGTACAACGCCCCCACTGAGGCGATCAAGGGGATGCGATGTGGCAACTGCGCCGCCTTCATTCAAACACCGAAAATGATGCAGTGCATCATAGGCGGCCTTGAGAAAGATGAGAATAAAGGTGAACTGTCATACGACGAGGAATTCGTAGCGGCAGCAAACCTTGGATACTGTGACTTGTTCCAATTCACTTGTGCAGCGGCCCGTACTTGTGATGCTTGGAAATCTGGTGGGCCCATCACTAAGGATTGATCATGTACGGAAAAGCGCCAAAGATGGCTAGTGCTAAAAAGCCTTCCAAGAAGATGGGTGTGCCTGTGGCAATCATGGTTGCCGTTGGTAAGCCTAAGCCTATGCCCAAAGCTCCTAAGATGATGAAGAAGATGGGGAGAGGCAAATGAAAAAGACTAAAGCCGAAAAGAAGATCAGCAAGGTCATGCGTGAATACAAGTCTGGTACTTTGCACTCCGGTAAAGGTGGCCCTGTCGTAAAGAGTCCTAAACAGGCAGTTGCGATTGCACTATCTGAGGCCGGCAAAGCCCGGAAAAAGAAGTGAAAGAGGTTTGGGAAAAGAAGCGTCCTAAGTCGCTGGGAGCTTCTAAGCCTTTGACGCCAGCTAAGAAGGCTGCTGCCAAGAAGATGGCTAAGGCTGCTGGTCGCCCTTATCCCAATCTCATAGACAACATGAGAGCAGCGAGGAAGAAATGAAAAGCCCCGCTTGGACTCGCAAAGAGGGTAAAAATCCTGCTGGCGGGCTTAACGCAAAGGGGCGAAAGTCCTATAATGAGTCAACTGGCGGGAATCTAAAACCTCCTGTCAAATCAGGCGACAACCCTAGACGGGCCTCCTTTCTAGCGCGTATGGGCAATATGCCCGGGCCTGAGTACAAGAATGGCGAACCGACTCGCCTTCTGTTATCCCTCCGAGCCTGGGGCGCATCGTCCAAAGCGGATGCAAAAGCGAAAGCCAAAGCGATCTCGGCAAGGAACAAGAAATGAGACCTCTTTCGGTCGGCGTAAATCCAACGGCTACGGTACTTACCACGGTCTATACGGTGCCGACTGGGTACTACGCGAAGTTCACCGTGATGTACATCCATAACACGGGCGGCTCAACCAAACACATCACAGTGCAGTGGGCTGACTCTAGCGCAAGTACAACTTACGACATCTTGACGCAATATAACTTCACTGCAAAACAGTATTTGCAATTTGATGGCAATGCTTACATCGTGTTAGAAGAAGGCGATTCAATCAAGATCACTACTGAGTCTGGTAGCACATTCAGTTTTATCGCCACCTTTGAAGAAATAGGATTGACACGGCAATGACCTACCTAGAACTCATCAATGACGTGCTGATCCGACTGCGAGAAACGACCGTAGCGACCAGCAACCAGACAACCTACTCGACGCTAATCGGCAAGTTCGTTAACGACGCCAAACGGCAGGTTGAGGACGCC